GGTCCAATGTAGGTTGCGACATGGGCATCCACATCAGTCCAGATCATCAACTGGTTGCGAATCCGCTTTCCGAGCTGGATTGAGCCAACAGTCGTCAACTCAAAGTCACCAGCCTGATTGGTCGTTGCAGGAGTCCAGACGGTGTTATTTTCTTGGTCAGACCACTGTACCTTGCGGGGGTTGCCACCAGCGCCCAAGGCAAACAAAAACCGCTCAGAAGTGACGACAATGGCAGTGCATGAGGTCGGGGCATTGGTGATAGCCGCAGCATCACTACCAGTGTTCAATTGCCACTCAAGTAGCTTACCGTCCTTTGACGAGCACCCAACAAGGTACTCGCCCCATGTGTCCAAACTCCATGTGGTTGCAGGCGTGTAAGTGCCAATATCAGGGCGTGGCACACCATAAGCATAGTTGCCATAGGTCTGGGAACCATAACCAATGTTTAATACTGCATCAGCATCGCCAGTTGTGAAGCTGACAGGGGTAATGTCGGTGAGAGTGCCACCCTCGTTCATGTGGTACAGCTTGGAATGCGTACCAACAGCCATGCGACGATTACCTGAGTTATCTCTCCAAGAGATGAACCCACGAGCTTTGCCAGTCAATTGGCTAGAAGAACGCTTTCTCCAGCCTCCAACAGGGCGAATTGTGCCCTCAAACCAACGAATCAGGTTTGAATCTGTCCAGCGTCCCTTGGCCTGATATTCAGTGCCATTCTTGAACACGCCTGGAGGTAATTTGAGTGGAAGCATTGCCATGATTCATTTTATTCCGTTGTTAGATTGGACACAAATGACACAGTGACAATCATAGATGGCGTGGCAGGAATCGCAGGAGTGCTTCCGCTAGCACTCACAGCGTCATAATGCTCCAAAGACACCCCAGAGTCACTGACCCTCCACATGATCTCAAAATAGTCGTTTTCCACCATATCCAAATAGAAATTCATAGCAGCAATCAGGTGACTTGGATCACCAGTACTCTTCCTTGCTGGCATTCCAAAACGACTATTGGAGTTTGCTACATCAGTCCCATTCACCCTGAACCAAATATCGATATTTTGCGAATCGTTGGTAGTGTTCTTAAACTGGGCGCTGAATTGAATGTTGTAGATTCCTTGCTGGCTGACGGTAATCTTGCTCGGCAAGTCACCAGTCATTGATGTGCTACTTACCAGTTGCGAAGTGTTGACTCTGTAAGTTCCAGTGCTTCCTGTTGTTCCTGTAAGTTGCTCGACAATACGTGTGCCAGCAGTAACCCCAGTACCAGTAATCTCCATCGAAGGATAAAGACTGCCACTTGCAATAGCAGAAACATTAAGAGTAGTACCTGATGAACCACTACCATTGCTGATAGTTGCAGTAAAAGACGCAGATCTTGAAACAACTGAGATGCCATTGCTGTAATCCGTGGTATTTAACCTAAAGAAATAGGCTACAGCAGTAGATCCATCAGTCTGGTCTGTACTGTCTTGGAAAGCGCCGTAAGGGAAGTTAATGAACTTGCCGCCACGGATTCCAAACATTGAGCCAACTGCATTGACTAGCTTAGTAAAGAAGATCTTTACTTGATTGTTGTTCTGCGCCTGTTGCTGGGCAGAATAAACAGAAGGAGGCAACGGCAGGTTTGGTACTGCCGGAACATCCAACTGTTGTTTCAGATTAGGCATTATTCACCTTTGTTACCAGTCACATCCTTGTAGATTTGATAGCACTTGTGCCCAATCATCAAGATTGTGTAAATTAGCGTAGCCCACAGAAGAACTTCGCTTACTTGGATTCCGGCGACAGTGGCAATAGAAACGCCCACAGGCGGGGCGCTCTTAGCTGCCATAGTAGCAACTGTCTCTTCCTTCGTCATTTCTCACCTCAAGGTTGGGCAGGCCAAGTAACTTCCCAAGGGAAGCCCGTTTGAGCAGTGACATCACGCAGACCCTGACGATAGACAGCCCAAGCCGCCTTGTCTACAGGAGCGTCAGCCACCTGAGTCCAGTCGCTTTCTGCCAGCTTCTGAGTACGTTGGCTACGCACAGAAGCAGCCTGTTGAGCGTCCAGAGCATCTTTGGCATCCTGATCCATGTCAACCACGGAATACTTGGTGAACCACTTGCCATCAACCTGCTCAACACCGTCACGGAAGCCTACTTGGTAACGAGTCGGTTGTGCTTGAGGGCCTTCCAAGACCACATCAGCGCCCATGCTGTCCAGCAACTCAGCAGTCAACTGAGGCGGGAAAGATGTGTTTGGGTGAGATGCACGGAATTCGCCCTCGTACATCACTTGACCTGTTGATCGAATTCTGATTTCCATGTCTGTTCCTTATGCAAAATATTGAAAACCGAGTTTGTTGTTTCGGCATCGCCATTCCACCGTTGGTCGAGGAATGCCAATACATTTGGCGGCTTCTATAGCCGAATCCCAAATGCCGTGAGGCGTAGCAACCATCTTGGCTTTGTAATGCTTCCCGCCACTTGTTGCGGCGCTAATTTTGGCTTTTACTTCTTGGCGATGCATAGGATTAAGTTCACCCAACGCCCAAGGTTTTGACTTGCCACGCAAGGCATCAGATTTCTTGCGTCTGGTTTCTTCGCTGTCAATCTTGCCAAGATTCCCATCTCGCACATTATCTTCATTTAAGCCGCAAAAAACATTGTCAATACTGTATGGGCCAACATCACCATGCCGCCTCATGCAATATTTACCACGACCACGACCACGCTGTTCCCATTTACCAGACGCAATCCACCATTCACGCCATTCCTCAAAAGTGAAAAGGAATTCAACACCACGCATTTTGGCGTTTATTTTTTGGGTGGTAAAGGCTTTGCGGTATAGGTCTTTTGTTGTCATGTCTACCCCACAGCCAAGAAAATATAGGAACCGCCGCTGGCGTTTACGCTTGCGTCAGTTGTAACGATTTGGAAACCGCTGGCGTTTGTATAAACCCAATTAGCGTTTGCTTCTACGCTGGTTAAATTCATTACGAGTCGTGGATCCGTTCCAGAAACCATGCCACGAGAAGTGTCCCAAACTAACCAATCCGCATAATCGTCAGTTCGTTTGATGAGAACAAACCGAGCCGCAAAACCGCAGGAGATTGTTTGGGTTGCGCCTGTACCGCTATACGAGCCAACTTTGCTAACGCCAGGGCATGAGGCAAACAAGTAGGCAACATAAGTATTTCCTGAGTTATTTACAGCATAGCCACCACCATTTAAACTGAAAACAGTGGATGTCGGTGTTGTGTTATTCCATGCAGGATAAACTTGCGCCGGATTATCTCTTTGGAAATACATGGTCTGTGTATTACCCAAAGGCGCTGCATAAACCATCCAATCCGTTGCGTTACTTCTGCTCTTTACAAGCATAAACTCGGGCGCAACTCCCAAATTGTGACTTTGCGTTGTTGCAGAACCTGTGCCTGTATAACAAACCACATCCATGTAACCAGGCGCTCTACCAAAGTTCCATTCAATCATGCTGTTGTCAGCATAAACGTTTGACACTTGGTAACCTGTGTTATCCCAATATCTTGCGTATGATGATGCAAACTCAGCATCAGTCGTGTTTGGTCGTAATAATTGCCCCGCTTGTGTAGTGCTTGAAGAAGTACCACGCATACGATCTATGGCAAAACGATTTGTTGCCAAACTTCTAAATGCCCCAATTTGCAAATCAACAGGGAAGTTTGTGGCAATTTTTACACCTGTTGTTTCTGTATTGGCAGAGCCAAAATACACGCTAGTCCCATTTGTTGGAGTTCTCATTGGGCCACGGCGAATGGCAATGTAAATGTAAGTTGTGTTTGGATTAGGCGCAGTCTCTACATTGAACCCTGTTGCATTAATCAACAGAGGGTCAAAAGTAAACTCTGCATTTGAAAGGTTTGGGGCAAGTGCGTTCCCTTGATCTTTAACAGCATCCAAACCCCTCATGTTGTCAAGGATGTACCAGTTAGATGATGTGCTTGATGCTTTGAATAGAACCCATTGAGGTTCATATCCAAGGTTCACTGATGCAATACCAGAGCCATTAGTCGTAAACGACCCACAGCTAATCACATTGTCTGTGCCAGTAGTACCAAAGCCTCCTGCGTCATGGGCAAAAAGATATGCAACGTATTGACGACCACTAGGCAATAAAAGCGAACTAACTCCAAAATCAGTTGTTGTTGGGTCAGATGTTCCCCATGAATCGGCATTTGTAGCCGCTGAAAGTGTGCTGTTTAAAACTAAGTCTTTGTTTCTTCCTAGAGATCGGTGGTAAACCTCCCAATCTCCGTAATTGTCATAAGACTTGCAAATAATGCATCCAGGAACAGAACCAAGATTATGTGGAACTCTTTGATTTGTTGAACCGCTAGTTGTGAAAGTTACAACATCAAAAAACTTGGGTTGCTTTCTGAATGTCCAAGAGACATAGTTTGCGCCATTTGTATTTAAGAAATATCCCGACCCTTGTTGCAAACCAAAGCCATTCGTATTGAATGACGAAATGTTGGGGGTCGTTTCAGTGTAGTTGGGATAGGTTTGGTTGGAAAACAGTTCTTTATTGTTTCCACGAGCAGTATCCGTCAACACATGGTCTTGTGTGCCGTCTCGATATTTAATCCAAACAAGTCCACCTTTGGTAGATAAATCAATACCGTTGTTAATTGCCAATGTTGAGCCATTACCCGTGTACAGGTAAGTGCTGAACACATCCTCAATGTAATTGGCGGCAGAGGAAACCTGCGATGTATTACTTGCAAACATCAGCGATCCTTATAGTGTATAGTTCTGACCAGCGTTTGAACCAATC